ATGACTGCAGATCAAGGACAATATGAGAAATTTATGGCAAAACTTTCTAAATCAGGATTGGAACTCCAAAAGGACTTTAGCCGCCTCTCGCCGGAAAATCAAAAGCGTTTTATGCAAGAGGTCAACCAAAGGCTAAAGTGTTTTGGACATGCAGTAACCATTACCGATATTCTACAGAGTCTATTTCGTGGGACGAGCTGCTATCTTCTGCCCAGGATAAAATTATAAACAATAGCGTCAACTGTAGAACAAAATCGGTGAAGTAAACTACTATGTCGCCCACAATGTAGCCCACGGAAGGAACTATTCCAAACCGAAGCAAAAACGTTTTTACCAAAAACAAGAAAAACCTTGAAACCGTTATGGCTTCAAGGTTTTTACTTGGCGCGGAAGAGAGGATTTGAATTCGCAAGCAGGTGTAAAATGCTGTAAATGCGCGTAAAGAAATCTCTGTGTTTTCAAGGCTTTTCGGATTTTGGCGTAAAATGCTGTAAATGGTTATAAAAGCTGTAAGGGGTCAAATATGGGGTCAAAATGGGGTCAAAATTTCGGGGGTATTTTGATAGAAAAATTTAAGCGCTTGACCACATAAAAACGCCCGCCGCTGAGATCATCCAGCGGCGGGCGTTCCCTTACTTGATTCCCTTTTTCAGTCTTTCGATTATAACTCGCATTTCGTCGATTTTGTCACTGTCATTCTGGTCTTCGGTATCTGCGCATCTCACCTCATCGAGCATGGTGTGGAACTCTTTTGTTGTATTGTTGAATTCCTCTTCTAAAATGTAGAAAAGATCCGCAAAACGGTCATGCGTTTCCTTCTCGCTGCCGTAACCGGGAACATAATCTACCATTGCATAGATTAAGCTGCCGATCATATCATACTTGTCGCAAATGAATTCGATATCTAAATTGCTCATACTGTTTCCTTTCTCGTGCATTCCTGCGCACGCATTCCTCTCGTTTTTCCAGTATCTAACAGGTAATGACAGACGCGGATTCCGCGCACGTTTTGTGAGCTCAACGGCCGCCAGTGTAAGCAGCTGCCGCAGCGCTGAGAAACTTCCTGCTCTTCTGCCTTATTTCGTTTAATTACCATCTTGACAGCGTCCTCCTTATCGTATACGCTGATTCATGTGAGCGGCGAACGGGAGCCGCTTTTGCGTGAGTCTTTTTCATAAGAAACATAACTCCCCAGTGAGAGCCCTTGCAGCGAGGCGACGCCGCAAGGGCTTTTTCTGTTACGCCACACAAAAACGGCGCGTTGTGCTCTGCTTGGTGAAGCGTTCGGCCACATCCGGCAGCGCCTTTTTCAGTGCCGCAGTGTCCAGCCGGTAGGCCGTTACCGGCTTCCATGTGATTTTGTACTCGCCTGCGTGGACTTCCTCGGCGTCGCCCATAGCGGCCTTGATCGCGTCCTTGAGGGCTTCGGCTTCCGCCGTGGCCTCGTCGATGAGCGCTTGAAGCTGCCGCAGCTCGCGGGCTTTGCTCTCAATTTCATTGATGCTCATTTATCAAACCTCCATTTTGATTTTTGCGAGGGCGGCGACCTCCTGAGTCTCTATCCCTTTGGGACTTTCTATCAAGCTCTTCTGATCGCCGGTTACGAAACATTGTTTTGTTTCTCCCTTGCTGTGATTATAATATACACGGTTTTCTGTGTAATTTCAATTCGCAAATTGCACTAATATCTGTGTAAAATGTTGTTGATATTTTACATTGATTTCCGTGTATTACTGTGCTATTATGACTATAATGGAAAAGAAGGCTGCAATATCTCAGCCTCCGGAAAGGAGAAAACAGTGCCGCTTGTTTATAAAGAAGATGTGTTGACCGCTTTGAAGGATCACGGGTACAACACGACAAAATTGAGAAAAGAGCGCCTTTTGTCTGAGGGCGCAATTCAATCATTGCGAGAGAAAAAACCTATTTCTTGGGCAAACATCGAAAAATTGTGTCAGCTTATGGAATGTCAGCCGAACAACTTTTTAGAATATTGCGAGGACAGCAACGGACAAATAGCCCCTTAATTTTTCCCGTGCGTTTGCTTACGCGCAATGTTTGCGTTTCATAATGGCAAAAAAACGACAAGGAGGTCACATTATGAGTAACCGTGAAAGAGTTATTGATTTGCTGCGCAGTGTGCCTGACTACAAAATGGGCTATGTTTTGGCCTATGTTCAGGGGATTACTGCCGACGAAGAAACCGACGATGCTTTTTGTCAGCGCATGGTCGAGAATTACGAAAATGATCCGGATCCTGAAAAAGACAAGGGCTATTCGCTTGAAGATTGCAAGCGGGAGTGGGGGATTGATTGATGTATCGAATCATCATCAAGAAGAAAGCAAAGAAATTTATTGATCGACTGCCACTCAACGAGAAAAAGCGAATCGTCGCCGCAATCGAGCTGCTGCCAAACGGTGAGGATATTAAAAAGCTCAAGGGGCACAATGATCTGCTCCGTCTGCGCGTTGGAGAGTATCGAATCATCTACACCGTAGATCATGGGGAGCTCATTGTCATGGTGATTGATGCAGGAAACAGAGGCGAGATCTACAACAGATATTAGCAGAATAGCAGCAAAAAGCAGAGGCGTTATAGCCTCTGCTTTTTCTTATCTATCAGGCAGAATTTTTGCTTGTCTATTGGACTGTCCGCGGACGTGTCCGTGGATTTGTCCGAGGACTGTCCAACGGACACGGTTATTTCAGGTATGCGAGAGAGCGGGCAAGCGCCGCAGTTGCATCTTCCGATACCTTTGCTGTTGCGGCGGCTGTTTTCCGCTGAATTGCCTGATCGCCGTTGAATTGCTGATGAAAGTTGTTGTTTTGGATGATAGTCCGACTGGTATTCCCGCCGTACACGGTGGCAGCTGTTGCTGGGCTGACTGCCGCGTTATACTGAGCCATGACCGCAATACCGCCGATTAAGGCTTGTACTGCGTCAAGTAGTTTATCTTTGCTCGCACCGATCTGCTGCAAGCCCGCTGTGCTGCCCTTTGCAGTTGTGGTCATTACCTCTGCATGTACGTCAGGCATACCACCGGCGATATCGCTTGCAATGTTCCCGATTACCTCCTTGACCTTACTGCGGCCAGCACTGATGCCCTTTACCATTGTGTCGATCATATCGGGCATGTAGGTGTCGAAGTCTCTCAGCGGGCCTTCATCAGGCTTGGAGAAGTGCAGGAATGATTTGATCTTACCGGCTACGCTGCTCGCGGCCTCGCCGACCTTGCCGACAGCGCCCTTGATACCGTCGACGATGCCTTGAATGATATCAGCGCCCCATTGTATCGCCTGTGCGGGCAGTGCTTTGATCCAATCAATCGCAGCGGTGAAACCGTCGACGATGCTGTCCTTGATTTTTGTGACTCTGTCAGAGATTGCCGTCCAGATTGCCGTGAACACGGTTTTCACAAGGTCTGCAATCTGGTTGAGAATCGTTTCAAAGATAACGCGAAGGGATTGCAGAGCCCCTTGAATGTCACCATCGAAAACCGCACTCAAAAATTCTGCAAACTGCGTGATAACGGCAATGATCCGCTCAAAGGTTCGGCCAAAGAAGCCCGCAAGGCTTGCAATAACCGCTGTGATCTTGTCGCCCCATCGCGCCCAAAAGGCTTGAAGAGCGGAAAAGATAGACGTTGCGGCGGATGCAATAGAGCTGAAGACCTTGAACAGTATCCGCCCGACCATTCCCCAGATCTCCGAGAACATATTTTTTATGCTTTCGCTGTGATCTGAAAGAAAGCCCGTGATGGAAGGCCAAACGGTCGTTATGATTTCCTTGACCTTCCCAAAGGCATTTTTGATAGCGTCCCTTGCCTGATCTGCGCCGATCCCGAGCGAATCAAAGGCAGATCCGATGAGAGAATCGTTTCCCTGCAAGAAGCTGACAAAGTCCTCGACGAGCAATGCAAGGACGATGAGCACGGCGGCGGTTTTCATGCTTTTTGTGTTGATGAGACCGAGCTTTGTATTTATGTCCTTCAAGAAGGTCGCAAACTGCCCGAAGCTCTGCGCGGCGGTCACTGCTGCAAACGCGCCCGCGGCGGCGGTCACGAGCTTCAATAGATTATTCGAGCCGCCGAGCTTTTCATTTAGCCATACGGTCGCAGTCCGTACACGGTTCAGTCCTCGTAAGGCAATGTCGGTCAGTTTGACGATCCCACGCGAAATGAAGTTTGTGACACCGAGCGAGGAATCCATTTCGGCAAGCCATAGCCCCCACTTGTTCCGCACATTTTTCAAGGCGTCTGTCACAGACATATCCATTTGTGAGAATGCTGCATCAATCGCGCCGGAAGAGTCCATAAACGCGGCCTTGAGCTGCTGGACGGTCATTGTGCCCTCTGACGCCATCGTCAAGAGCTGCGACTTCGCAACGCCGAGACTGCCTGCCAAAATGTTCGCCGTTTCGGGTGCCTGTTCAAGCATCTTGTTTAACGTCTCACTGTCGACGATGCCTTTCTGAAACGACTTGTTGAAGCCTTCCATCATGCTCGCAATAGCAGAGTCGTTTCGACCGTTGGTCTTCATCAGTTTGGCGACGGTGCTTGCAAATTGCATCGCGTCGTCAACTGGGAAGATATCAGGACCAGCCTTCACGAGGTTCGAGACATAGCCAGCCATGTCGGTGTAGGCAAGCCGCGCCTCGTTGGCCTTTTCAAGCACAAGATCCTGCACATTTGTCATGTTTTTGAGCCCGCCGACCGCACTTTGAATCTGCTGATTTGCTGCGCCGAATTCCTCGACAAGTGCGTTGATCGCGGTGAGGCTGATTCCGACACCGATAGCACTGAGCATTTTTGCTGCACGGCTTTTGATATCGCTGATTGTGTTATTTACCTTTGTAACGCTGCTCTGGTCGACCTTAAAGCCGACCTTGTTGATAAATTCTGCGACGGTCAATCGCGTTTCCCTCCTTTCTCAAAAGGGCTCTGCTCTACGAAAACCATAGAGCAGAGCCCTTAGAAGTATCAGGCCGTTTCTTTCTCGGCGGCGTTGTTGCGCGCCTTTTCTGCGAGCTGTGTGAACATTCCGCCGAAATTCAGCTTTGCAACTTCAAAGCCGAGCGCGAGCATGCTTGTAAGATTCTGACAAAAGACCTCGTCGGCGAGATCCTTTGTCAGCTTTTGGACAGAACCGCCCGTAGCAGCGCCCTGAACGGACACGTTGTCATTTTCGATGAGCAAGCGCGTCATCATGCGTTCGATTTTCTTGCCATCCAGATACGCCGCAGCATTTGCGATTGCCGGTAAGACATCGTCGATATCGGCGCTCAAAACATTGTTCTCGCCACTGGCTGCCTCTTCACTGTGCAGAGAGGGGAAAATGTTGCTCAAAATGGGAGCGAGCAGCGCAGCGAGTTCGCTGCCGATACTGGCCGCCGTGAATGCGGCAAACGGCCTAATGTAGAATGTGTTTTCACCGATGATCTTTTCTGTCGTTTCAAGTCTTTTCATTTTTTGCCTCCTTTTTATTTTTCGGCTTATCGCCGATTAACTGTTTTTTAACTTCTTCAGCAATGGCCGCACATCCTGCCGCCCGACTGCGCCGGTTTCCATATACGTTTGGATTGCCTTTGCGCGGTCGAGCTGCGCCGCTGCTCGGCTCTGTGCTGCCGTCGCCTTTTCCACCGCGCTTTCCGACCATAGCGGCGGGAACGCGATGTTTACTGTTGGGATCTGTGGAATCTCGCCCGCAGCCTTGCCTGCTCGCAGAATGAGCGACACAAGCCGCTGCACATTGCCGCGCAGCATTCGGTGCTGTATGCCCTCGACGGCGTTATAGTAGTTTTCCGTTGCGGCGGGACTGCTTTTGCGCCACCAGTGCGGGCTGCGGTAGTTGTAAAGGATCTCCGGCGGAATGCGGCTGACTGCTGCGAGGTAGCGCAGGGCAATTTCTGCGATTTCACCCCTGCCCGCAAGCTCAAGGGCCAGAAAGTCATAGCTTTCGCCCTCTGCGTCGATCACGACAGTGTTGAGCATCCTGCGCGCCATATCGAGCACTTGTAAGCGCCGCATGATCTGCTGCTCGCCGTCTTCCGTTGCGAGAGCGGCGGAGATTCCGTGCGCTTTGTATACGGCCTGCCCGCACAGGTCAAGCATTTTGACGGTTTGCGAGCTCGCAAGCGCTGCCCGCTGCACCGCTTCATTCACTCGGTAAAACTCAGGGATTCCCCACAAATGGAACACGGTATTTTCAGATAGCTCCGGCGCTCGGTCGTTGCGGAAGGTCAGACACCGGCTCGCGTGTGCGGTAAAACCGCCGTACATGCTTGCAATGTGAAAATACTCCGGCTGATCGTCGACAAGCTCTGTCTCGATCTGCGAACGGGAAAAGATGCGGAGGTCGGCCACGCTCTTGACGTGCTCCACCCTCAACGGATCTTCGAGCCGCCCGCCGTCGTCTACCAGCATGACAGCGATAGCGCCGCCAAACAGCCGCGCCCAGCGAACGGCAGTGAGTGCCTGTTCATCCCATTCGAGCCTGCCGAGCTCGTCAGCAACGAAAGCGGCCGTGCACTTGTTCCCGCGCAATGTTGGCGAGCGCCGCGTCGCTTCCTCGGCGGGCGTGTCGATGATCTTGGCGAACAGGCCGTTGCCCTCATAGAGCGCTATGAGGTCGCCGTCGTCTATCCTTTTTTGCGGGGCAAAAATGAAGTTGTCCATTTTGCGCTGCCTCCTTACACTGCCATAGACCTTGCTAAAAGCCTCCATAATCGCGCGCAGCATTTAAGATGTCAAATGATACCCCTTGCAGCGCTGCGACGATTCTGCGGGCTTTTGGCGGGGTTTATCGCTTCTGCTGCCGTTCCAGCATTTTTCCGCGTGCCGCTTCTGAGCTTTCAGGTTTGCTGCCGTTCATGCGCTCAATCATCCGCTCTCGCGCTGCGGCTGCGCTTCCCGGCCTTTCGCCGAACATGACGCGTTCGGCGTCGCGCGGAGTAAAGGGACGCTGCTTCCGTGGTTTCACTGTTTTGCACCTCCTTCCGATGGATAATCATTGACGAGCTGCACGCCCGTCGCTTCATTAAATCTCGCAATCAAGCTGTCAAGATATGCGCGGAATGCTGCATTATGCTCACCGCCCACCGCGATATGGGCGAGTTCATGCAAGAAGACGAGCTGAAAGTAAGGTGGATTTTCAAGTGTCCACGTTGCAAGGCCGATTGCATACAGCACGCCGTGTCCGTCGCGCGTCACGTCGAGCCAGCACACGCCGTCATTTTCCTGCGTCTCGTCTTGCTCGTACAGAAAAAGCAGCCGCAGACCGCTCCGATACAGCAAATCGGGGAACAAGCGGGGCGTGTCCTTCAAGATCTGCCGCACGGCTTCGCTCTCCTTTGGTGTTGCGTCGTGAATCTGCACGCCTTGCCGCTCGATCCATCGGCGGATACGCTGCTTTTCGCTCAAAAAGTTTGTCATAGCTTGCGCCCTCCCGCTAATCTGCATCGTCGGCCCTCCACTCACAGCTCTCTTGCCCCTTCAATGGTTGATAAACGAGAAGATCATCGTTTTCGTGTCCAGCCAGCGGAACAATGCTGCCGTCTGGTAGCTGAACGGCGGTAACTGCGTTATCATCCTGCCCGTTCCACGGCAAGTATATTTTGGCGAAGCCGTCGGCCTCTGCCGGTTCTATCGCCTCTTCTTCGTCGGCCTCTGCTGTCGGCGGCTCTGTCTTCTCTGCGGGCGGCATGGGAGCATTTGTTCCGGCTGCCTTGATGAGCGTAGCCAACGCTCGGACGCGGATACCATCTTTGACGCTTGGTGACATGGCGATATCTGACAGTGCTGCACGGGCGCGCGTAACGCTCAAGATGCGTTCATCCGCCGCGGCCTCAAGCTGATCGCGGATATATTTTTTTACTTCAACATTTTTCAGCAGTCTTTGCCCCTGTGAGTATGCTGTCCGAGGTGAATATCCCGCCGCTTCTGCTGCCTTCGTCGCGTTCAGCTCGGCACAATAAAAGTCCGCAAAGCGTTGCTGCTTTTCGGTTAACATTTGCTCATCATGTCGCCGATCCACTGATAAGCACGGAGTGTCGCATCGCTTGCAGCGCGCTCGGAGATTGCTGCGACCGCATCGCCGACCGTCGTAATGTTGCAATCAGACAGGCCGAATGCTTTGACAACGCGCTTGGTCACGTCATTCGGCATGACCGCGTCGAGGGCGAGCTCATAGTCCTTTGGGGCGCTAAACTCTGCAAGTTCAAATTCGAGCCCTGCGAGCTCTTTTTCTGCAGCGTCCGCCGCTGCATTTGCCTCTTGGCACACGCGGCGGATGCGGTCAATCTCATCATGTGCGCAGCGCGCAGCCGCTTCCGTTCCCTCTGCTACCTCGGCGTCGAGGTCAAAACCGTTACGCGCGTCAACCGCAGCACTCACAAAAAAGCGGCGCAGCTTTTCATCATCGCGGAATGCGTCTGCCTCGCGCTCCAATGCTGCGACACTTTCGCCGCGATCCTGTGCGGCAAAATGCACCTCGAGCAGCGTACTCCGCAAGCACTGCATCGAGTCATCAAAATCATGTGCTGCATCTTCCAGCACCACCGCAGCGTGGTTAAAGACGCGTACCGCGTCTACCTTCTTGTTTTTCTTCATGGTTTTTATCCTCCTCAAAGTTTGTCAAATTCAGCTTGACAGCCATCAAGCCATCTTTGCATCAAGTCAATATCGGTCTTGCCGGTCGTTTCGCCGCGAATGCGTTCCAGTTCGGCGCGGGCATCGGCAAGCGCGTCCCTCAACGCTGTATGCGCTGTACGCAAATCCGCTACCGCCTGCGTCCCCGCTCTCGTCGCTACGTCAAAGGCTGCGCGTTCTTCCGCCGTCGGGCCATAGGACACAGCGGCAAGCGCGTCAAGCTCGTGCTGCGCGAGGCTTCGCACCGTCGCGCTCCGGCTGCTGTCTGCGACCGTGCCTTGTAGCTCCGTCCTGCGCTCCTCTGCGCGGCGCTTGTCGGCGGCGATACGCTCACGCACCGCCTGCAAAATTGCCCGCTGCTCCGCGTGTGCGTCGCTGACAGCCTGCGCCGTCGCTGTGAAGTCTGCCGCAAGAGTCAAGGCGGCACGCAGCTTTTCATTGTCGATCATTTTTCGCCCTCCCCGTCAAAAAAGTGTGCAATCGCAAATTGCATTTCGATTAGCTTTCGGTTTATCTTCTCTGTGCGCTCGCCGAGCTGTCGCGCCTCTGCCGAAAGACTATCAAGGTCTCGCAGTATGGCCGACAACTGCTCCGCTCGCGTCCGTTTGTCGTTGCTCATTTTCCTGTCTCCTTTTTTCGATTTGATTTCCTGTCCCCCTTTTTACGGGTACAGGAATGTAACACGGAATAGTTCCGCTGCTCCTCTGGCTGCCGTCCAAAAGCGAGTTACAGGTCAAGGACCTGCGCGAGATCTTCCAGCGCCGCCTTGTGAATGTTGAACACCCTCCGTTGGAAGCTGTCGAATTTGTCACTGTAATCTGTGCGATCACCAAACACAAGGTATGCAACATCCTGCCACGCCATTGTGTCGAGGTATCGGCATTGCAGTACGGTCCGACGTTCCCCCCCGTGTTTGCCGCCGATTTTCCGTATTGCTCTGTCGATTTCGTCGTACAAAGCCGCCGCGTCCTGCTCTTTTTCTGCGGCTTCGCGGTCGAGGGCATCCGCTGCGCCGATAATTCCACCGAGTTTGTCACCATCGAACCCCGGCACTCTTGGCATCCTGTCCAGCGTAGGGGAAGCGGGGGAGGCTGCGCGATCCCTGATTGCATCGGCTCGCGCCCTGAGTAAGGCGACCTCCCGCACAGCGACGGCGTAGCGGCTCAACCACTCTTTGATGTCCTGCTGTCCCGTATGCCGTCACCTCCTGCAATGTTGTCCTCTGGACTGTCCGACGGATTGCCCGCAACTGTTGCGTTACGGTTTTCTCTCCCCCGGTCCCCCTCTTTTTCGCGTCTGTTCTTATCTTCTTCTCAATAAGTCTTCTTCTGATTCCGTTCTTCTTCTGTTCCGTATGCTGCCATACGAAACCATACGGTTTATTGGCTGCTTGGAGGTCTACCACCCGCCGCACCATTCTTGACACGCTGCATATACTTCTGCCATGCTTCTTCGAGGTCTGGCAGAAAGGCAGATAAGGCAACATCCTCAATGGGAGAAAGCCCCGTCGGCCTCTCGCCGGTTTCGAGGTAGTCCCAACAGGCGAGGAGAACGTTGACGGCGGTTTCGGGCGCAAGCTGTTTGACCAGCTCGCGCCGCTCCACCTTGAGTTTGAACCATGACGGGTGCTTGTCGAGTTTATCCATCATTGCCCACGCCCTCCTCCGCAGCTAATGCCTCCTGCGCGGCGCGGATCACCGCAAGTGTCGCGTTGGTATGCGCGGTCATCATGGCAACCCACCGGCGCAGTTCCTGCACATCAGCGGCACGGAAGTACCCTCCGCCGCCCTCTGTCGTCGATAGGATGAGCGCACCCGCTTTGCGCTCTTGTGATATCTTGTAACGTAACTGCCTGTCGGACAGGCCTGTCAGGGCAGCCAGTGCGCGGCGGCTGATTGCGTATTCTGCTCCGACGGGGAGAAGGTCAAACACGCGCATCTGTGTCACCTCTTTCGGCCTGTGCTTCTACCCACGAACGCAGACCATCAGCAGAGATCAATGTACGCCCGCCAACTCGCAGCACAGGAAAGTCGGATCTTTTGATGAGCTGATAGACTGTCGGGCGGCTCACGCCGAGCGCAGCGGCGGTTTCTGTGACTGACAATGTTATTTTATCCATGTTAGTCCTCCTCCCGATGCTCTACTGCTTTTTGCAAAAGTGCTTTTCGCTCCCAGTATCGGCGGTTATTTGCAGCTACTTTTTCTTTGTTTTTTCTGCGCCATGCGCGCTGATACTCTCGGCGTGCGCTTGCGGCTGCTTCGCGCAGTTCCTTTTCATTCATGTCTTGTTTGCGTTCTCCTTTCTCTTGACATTCTCGACTTGTTAGCTATAATAAGATTATAACAAACAAAACGAGAAATACAATAATCAGAGAAATATATCTGCGAATGTAAACAATTAGAGAAAACTTGAAAGGAAAATGGAAATGAATAGAGCGAAAAAAGAAGAAACGCCGCGGTGCCCCGAGTTTCGGGAGGCGTTTCTTGAGTTAATGGGTGATATGACATTACAAGAATTTGCTGATAAACTGGGAATGTCAAGAGCGACTGTCGGCTTTTACGCTGCTGGAAAAAGAATCCCAGATGCGCTTGGAATCAAGACTATTGCGAATAGATGTAATGTTTCCGCAGATTGGTTAGTCGGATTGTCTGATAGTCGTTCTACTGACAAAGACATCCAAAATGCAGTACGAACGACGGGCTTATCAGATAAAGCTGTAAGTTCGCTTAAAGAAATGAATAATGGAAATGTAGAGCTGCTTAGCGAGATAATAGAAAACATTCGAATGGATAAATTTCTGTGGAATTTTAGAAGTTATGTATATCTGCGCAGAGCGGCAAAAAAAGCGGATCATTCAGAATGGGAAAAGCTCAACTCTATACGAGAGAAAAACAGGGAGGATATGATTGAGAATTTTTCGAATGAGAATGCATCGGATGTTATAGAGCTTTACCTCAAAATGAGGGAAAATCTTGGTTATAGTAGTTTGATTCAGTTCTATTTTCAAAAAGCAAAAGATGACTTTGAGGAGATTATGAAAAGAATTGGTTGGTCTTAAGTGGAATCGTTATCGTAAGGAGAATAAGAGATGCCGAGAAAGAAAAACAGCCGCGCTGCACAGGGCGCGGGCAGCATCCGGCAGCGGCCTGACGGTCGATGGGAAGCGCGCGTGACCGTCGGCAATGACCCGGGCACAGGAAAGCCGATCCGCCGCAGCATTTACGGAGACACGCAAGCCGCCGTTCGTAAGCAGATGACGGCCATTCTCCGTGAAATTGACCGTGGTACATATCTGACACCACAAAAGACGACAGTCGCACAATGGCTTGATGAATGGCTCGATACCTTTGCCGCCAATAAAATCAAGCCGACAACATACCTTCACTATCAGGCCTGTATCAAGAATTACATCAAGCCACAGATCGGCGCCATCCAGCTGCAAGCTCTGCGCGGCGCGCACGTCCAGAAGGTTTATAACGCCATGACCAAGAAGGGGCTGAGCGGAAAGACCGTCAAGAACTGCGCTGCCGTACTGCATAAAGCCCTCTCTGTTGCATTGAAACAGGGAATCATTGTAAGTAACCCCTGTGACGCCGCAGAGCAGCCGAAGGTGGTACAGCGCGAAATAGCGCCGCTGCGTGATGAGGACATTCCGAAGTTCCTTGAAGCAATCGAGGACAGTCCTTATCGAAACGCGCTTGCCGTCTGTCTACTTGCCGGTCTTCGTGAGGGAGAATTGCTCGGTCTCCCGTGGTCACAGGTCGACTTTGAAAAAGGGCGTATCACCGTCAGTCAGCAGCTACAGCGTGAGAAGAAAAAGAACGGCGCTTACTACATTGCCGGCACCACCAAGAGCGGCAAGCCGCGCACGATCGAGCCGCCCCCGCTCTGCTTTGAATATCTCCGGGATGAAAAGCGTCGGCAGGCGCAAAACAAGCTCAAAGGCGGTAAGCTATGGAGCAACGACGACAATCTCGTTTTTACGGATGAACTCGGAACGCATCTCGCCATTCATACATTTTACAAGTACTTTAAGAAGATCGCTGCCAGTATCGGACGCCCGGACGCGCGTGTGCATGATCTGCGCCACACCGCAGCCACGGTGATGATCGCCAGCGGCGCGGACATTAAAAGCGTGCAGGACTTCATGGGACACGCTACCGCAAGTTTCACATTGAACGTCTACGCCCACACATCAGAACAGATGATGAAGGACACCGCAGCAAGAACGCAGTCATATTATGAAAAGCTGAAAAAGGCATAAAAGAAAGCTCCACCAGTCAGCCAGCCGGTGGAGCTTCTTTCCGCAGTTTTTAGGGGTAAAAAATCCAATTGGGGTAAACTTAGGGGTAAAGGCATTTTCTGAAATGCAAGAATTGAACTATTCTTAGCAAAACAAGACGATATAAAAGAAAAAGCAAGGGAAAACGCAATGTTTTCTCTTGCTTTTCTTGGCGCGGAAGAGAGGATTTGAACCTCCGCGGCGCTTTTTACACGCCCTACTCCCTTAGCAGGGGAGCCCCTTCGGCCTCTTGGGTACTTCCGCAGGTCGATGGAAAAATTCAGTTGGCGGAGAGAGTGGGATTCGAACCCACGGATGCTTTCACATCGCCGGTTTTCAAGACCGGTGCCTTCAACCGCTCGGCCATCTCTCCGGATAATGAGTTCACGTCTAACTCTCAAACGCAAGAATAATATTACCATATTGAAGTACTGTTTGTCAACATAAAATACGAGAATTTTCAT